TGAAAAAGATGAAGATGCGTCGCTCAATCGCTCGACTTGAATGCCGCGCAAACGCTCTAAACGACGCGCTGATGCGTTTTGATTGCTGGATGGTGTGATGACAGCGGACATGGGTTTGGGTGCGCTAGAATCGAATCGGTCGGACGACCTAGTTTTGGCAGTGGAATGGTGGCCGACGGGACATCTAACTTTCTACGCGGTGAAAAGCTCTCGCGCAAGTGTTCGATACGCTAACTCGGCGGTTGCGGGGACGACACCGTTTCCGAGGAGTCGCAACTCGTCGGTTCGATTGTCACCGGCGACGCACAGCTCGGCATAGTCCATCCGACCGGAAGACCCATCAGGGTTTCGACCCAGCGAGCATTCAGGCGAGATGTCGATGACACGGGGTGGCTCCCATGCGTATTGCTGCTCGCCGGGACGGCTGGGCCAAACTCGACCGCGTAAACCTTTCTGGCCAACTGATCCTCCCGATTCCGATCCGTCACCGCATACATCCATGCTCCCGGTGAATCCTTCCCATCCCGCGCCGATGCGGTTGGCCAGGATGAAGATTCGCTTCCGTTGGTGAGGCGCGCCGACTTCAGACGCGCTGAATATGCCTGCCGTAACCCGGTAATGAAGGCTTTCCAATCTCTCGATGCAGTGTCCGAAAACGCTAGAACCGTCTGGCATTCGCGCGGTGAGCAATCCTTCGACGTTTTCGGCGAAGAGCATTCCCGGCTGCATGATGGCGATTCCATCTGCAATGATGTCGAACAACCATCGCTCGTCATCGACCGCTTTTCGCTGTCCAGCGACACTGACTGGCTGACATGGCCAACCGAATGAGAGAATCCCCCCAGCCATGAGTCGAGTGAAGCTGCTCCAGGGGAAAGTTCGAACGTCCGCGAAAATAGGGGCTGAATCCAGGAGTCCGTTTTCCATTTTCGCAACCAGGTTCGCGATGGCAAATGCTTCCCTCTCGCAGTAAGCGACTGTTCGAAGATTTGGGATACAGCGTTGGAGTCCAAGGCCGATGCCCTCGTATCCTGAGCAAAGACTGACGTAAGGGATGATGGGAGAATGATGATGCATGGCTTCATGCTTTCACCCGCTCCGTCACCGGATAAACATCGTAATCCTCCGCCATCTCGAACGGCACGACCCGAATCCGACCTTGAGTGTACTCGCCGGGGTTCAACTCCTTGGCCGCTCGATCCGCCTCCTTGCGCGTGGCGAATTCGACCGTCTGGTAACTGACGACCTTCTCCTTCATGTCGGACCAGCCAATCGCGCCGGATATCTGGATCTTGAATTTGGGCGGGGCGAATTGATTGCGGATCATTGCAGCGTCTCCGGTTCGCCGGTTTGAACCAATTTGTCGCCAATCTCGCGTTCGATGATCAGCTCCAGAATCTGGTGGCCGTCCGCGTCTATGAGGGAGCAAATGTGCCGGTCGTCGTCGTAGATCGAGAGCGGGGTGACTCCTGGCGTCTCGCATTCGCCGTTGATGATTGCGTTGAATAGATCGACAATCGTCTGGGCGTTGTCGCGGGATTGGATGGTTAGTTTCATTGGTTTCTGTTGTTTTACCGTCCGGTGAAAGCGGGGTTTTTACTGTCGAGTTTGTTTCGAGTCGCAACTGTCAAGGAATCCTTGACGGTTTGTTTCTCCAGTTCGCGCATGACCCTCCGGCCATAGGCGCGCGTGGACGATCTTTTAAGGGCTTTTGGCCCACCTTGCCAGAGTCGAGCTAAAGATTCGTCGCTGAGGTGTTTGCCGTAATGCGAGAAATAGGACTCCGCGATGAAGATCGAGACGGCGCGATTCGTGACTTGGTTGTGCGCGTAGTGCGTCCCCATGATCCGGTTCACGTCGCGGACCATGATCGACTTAATCTGCAACGCGCCAAGTTCGCCGTGTTTGCCGCGCGCATGATCGTTTCCACCGGATTCGACCTGAATGAGAGCGGATAAGAGTAATGGATGCATGATTTGATTCGGTTTTGCGTAGTTTTCGTTGGATTTACTGCTCGGTTTGCCAATACCCGGTTTCCTTTTGCCCTTGGTTCACGTTGACCATGCGCCATGCGCCGCAAGGGCAGACTTGCTTCACCGTCGCCCATCCATGTGCGCGGGGATTCGGGCGATTTGAATCAACCGGACCAGCGAAACATCTGCTGATGAATGTTTTTGGCTTGTGAGTGTGTTTCTTCATGGCTGACCTCCCCTTGCCTTCCTGATTACCTCGCGCGCGTAGTCTAGGTCGTCGTCGTCGGCCATCGGATGCGTGAGACGTTCCAGCGCGGAGAGAAGATCGGGGGCGGAGGCGATGAGGCGAGCGTTGGCTTCCATCTCAGGCGTAGGAAGTCCGTCGTATTCAGCATCCCATGTTTGTCCAACGCGGTATTTACCAGCGTATAAAGTACATCCGTAAGTTTCCCAAGGGCCGGGGGTATAGGGTGTTTTCATGCGTAGATGTTTTCGGTTTCGGGGGTTTCGGCGGTGACGATTCGCGTCGTTTCGAGGAATTCGGACAGTTCACCAAACTCCTCGCGCGCGGCGAGGGCTGCGTTCCGCGTGGGGAATAGACAGGTTTCGTAGGTCTGGCCGTCATTCGCGGATTCGCGGAGGTCTGACCAGCCGCCGGTTGAGGTTGAGAGTTGGATTTTGTATCTCATAACTTCGCGCGCGTAGGGTTTTAGAGTGCTGCCGTCCAATTGTTGGCAATCCAGTTCCAGACTTCCTGCGCGGAGTCTTCATGCTCTGAGGAAACACCATTACCCAATGGCGTTGCGGTACGCTCAAAGTTGAGAACCAAACGCTCTCCGAATTCCGCGCGGATCATCGATTCCAGATTGTCGCACATGCGCGAAACGTCGGACTCGGTTGCGGTGCTGCCCCAATAGGAAGGTTCCGTGGGGATTTGGATGAATACTTCGGTTTTTCTGCTCATTGGATGCTTTAGATGCGGATAGATTGGCCTACCCTTTCGCGCCACGCGTTGCCGCATGGCGCGCGGAGGATGGGTCAGCGGTCTGCGTTGCAATAGGTGCGGTAGTCTATGCGTCCGATCAGATAATCCGCACACGCGCGCGAACGGTTTTCTGGCCATCCGACAGGGCCTGTCAGCCAGTCGAATATGTCGGAATATGTGAGGCCGCGTGCCGACTTGCGTGCGTGCGTGAGGTTACCGTTGATCAGGTTGTCCACGGCCGTTTCTATTCGTTTGATTGATGTCATTGGATGCGTTGGGTTTAGGCTAAGTTGAAGAGCGCGCGAAAGTCTGCGTAGTCGTGGCAAAGGTCGGTTGAGAAGCGGTAGACGCCAATGTCTTCCTGTCCATCGGCGCGTTTGACGGTGACATATTGCCAGCGCTCATTGGCCAGGATGAAAGGATCTTCGAAGGAACGGAGGCGGATGAATTCAAGGACTTTCATTGGATTGGATGCGTTAGGTTTAGGTTTAGAAAGAGCAGCAGCCGCAGCATGGCGCATCCTCGCAACGGCCGCGCGCATTACGCGTTCCCGTCCAACCGGAGGATAGTTTGACGCATACAAGACCGGATTCTTCCGGCATGTTTCCGGTGCAAGCGTTGCAGTCTATGCGCCAGACACGGCCGCGCTTGGTGACGGTGCCAAGGCCTGAGGGAACGTATTCGTGACATTGGACACATTGGCCAGGATATCGGTTGATCATTGGATTGATTAAGTTTTGATTGATTGAGATTGAGATTGAAGAGACGTGTCAACCTACCGACGGCCGATAGATTGAAGCGGACCGTCAATTTCCGGCCGTTGTGATTCGTTGCACCCGTTTGGCACCCGTTCCATGCGGTTTGAATCCGACAATGAACCCACGGTTTCCTTTCGCGCATAGGCGGCACTTGTCGCACGAAATACCGTCAACGCGTTGGGCCGGACAGATGACCACGCGGTTGCCATCGGGTGTTGTGAAACGGTCCGCGCTGTCCGCAGGAACAACGGCCGCAACCGGAAGGCCTGTCTTGACCAATTGGTCCGCATGATTGACGGAATTGGCGGACAGGTTGACAACGAAACCACGCTCATTGGCGGACCGTAGTGCGGACAGGTTATCTGGCGTCAACGGCTTGTGAGTGTAGGTGAAACCGCGCTTGCCGACGTTTGCTTCCGTCAATTGCGAAAGAGCGGTTGCGTCAATTGAATCACCAACACCGGGCAAATCACCGGCTTGGTTGTGACGCCACAATTGGCCAGCTGGGAATGATCGGACTTTGGACAGGAAGGAAGACCAATCAAAACCGCGTTGACCGCTTGTTACTTTAGACCAATGCAACGCAAGCGGACCGGAGTCAGCATAGCAGCCGGATTTCTTGAATGGGCAGGCTTCCGGGCAGGTATCGGCGGCCGACGTTGAAACCGGAATAGGGCCGGTTTTGACGTTTGAAGACTTGAGGGTTAGGTGAACGTTCATTGGATTAGTGGTTAGGAGTGAAACCGGCGGACGTTTCTAGGTACGCTTGGAAGATGACGAAAGCGATGAATAGGGCCGCGATGGCGAGGCGTTTCAGGGTGGGGCGTTTCATGGATTAGATAGCGTTGACGTCACCAAAGCGAGCGGGGGCGGGGGCGAAAACTAGGTTGAGAACCCAAAGTCCTTCGTCTTCGTCACCTTCGATGCGTTGGTCATCTCCGAATATGGTGACACGATTGGGGAACGTGTCGTAGTCAACGTCCATGAAACGGGAGCGGAGGAGGGCGATTGCTGCGTCAACGCTTTCGAATGAGATGGGGACGTCAACGGGAAGGCCGGTTGCTACGCTGTCAGCTACTGCGGTGAGGATTCGATGGGATTCGGTTTGCATGGGATTTAAGAGCTTAGAATTTAATTGTCACGCCATGACCAGCGTTCCGGAACGCATCAACACCAACCGGGCCTGACACCGTGTTGAAGAGCTTACGCAACGCTTGTTTGGTGTTGAGCTTCAGAATCTCCCCGTCGACGTGAACGCTGAACCGGGGAAATCCGTTGCGCTTGGCGTCGGAATCGGAGTTTTCAACCGCGAAAGCTTCGAGTTCGGCAATGTCCAGATAGACCATTCCGTCGGCGGTTTTGGCGGTTTTCAGAGTGAATTTCATGGCGTGAGTTGTTCGTTTTGGCGCTGCTGACGGGGAGAGAATGCGACGGAATCCGATTCCGTGCAAACTTTTTTCAACTTTTTTTTGAAACCTGGTTGAAGCCCATGGGGTGGAAAAAACTGGCGGAAAACTGGCGTTGCCGACAGCTACCTTGCCAAGCAAAGTACCTTGCATGACAGAAAACCAATGGAACCAAGCAAAGGCGCTTTACCTGTCGGGAAAGACATGGAAAGCGATTGGAGCGGATTTGAAGCTAAATTTCGCAACGCTGACAAGCAAGGCGAGCAAGGAAGGAATCACCAAGGTGAGACGGGAGATGAGGAATACAGTTTCCTCTAAAGAAAATGTATCTTTAGAAAGCCTGTCCGCGCTTGTCCGCAGCAAACTAGCTGCCGATGCCGCTAGCACGCTTGAAAGGATCGACAGCTATGACTTGGACGGCATCAAAGATGAAAGCGTGCGTGAGACTATTCTGGGCAGCGTGGCGAAGCGTTCCGCGCTTGTGTTTGGGTGGAGCGAAGCTGGAGAACAAGCGAGTGTTTCAATCAATTTACTCGGTTCTATGCCTGACCGCAGTTCGATTGAGATCAACGTAAACGAGTCGCGCAGCTCGGACAGCAGCTCGGACAGCAGCTCGGTTTAAAGTGAATATAACACACCTTGTGCAACGTAGGGAAACTGATAGTTTGCATTAGTTTTGCTAATGACAGAAAAGGATTCTTTTTCCTAGGCTTGGCACACTTTTTGAGGTAGGACCTGGCACCCCCTTTGCGGGTGGGCTTCGTTTACGATACCCCCCTCAAAAATTTTCCACCTTTTTGACCATGATAAACAAAATCAAAATCGGTCAAACTGTATCTTTAACAACCGCTGAGAGGAAGTTGGCCCACTTCATTGCCAAGAATCGCAACGGTAATAATCGTCATTTCAACATTACCAATTTGAAGATCAGCGCGCAGGATTCTGCGACTGTGGATTTGGAGGGTATATGCGGCGAAATAGCGTTCTGCAAGTTGTTCAACGTGTATCCTGATCTGGATACCGACCGCGAGCCTCCGCATCCGCTCTACGACGCGACAATCCCGCCACCGCCAGGATATCGCATCGATGTCAAAACAACCAAGTACGAGACTGGAAAGCTACTAGTCGATGCGCGCAAAGGCCCGAAAACCGATAGCGTTGATTTCTATGTGCTGATGACCGGCTCATTCCCAGGTCCGTACACTTACCGTGGAATGATAGCGCGGGAGACGATTATCGCGCCTCATCGGATCGAGACAATTAAGGGTTATCGCTCGTACGCCGCCATCCAGTCGGAGTTAGTGGCCAACCCTATGGACGACACATTTTAATTGACGCGATAAGCGTTTCTATCGCTCCATCCCGCGTAACGACCCTAAGCAAGGCGGAGGCTTGGTCAACCATCGCAAAACTGTCTAAGCGGCAATGACGCTCCGCATCGGAAGCGGTTGGATAATCAGCCACCGTGTGGTGGATGGATAGCCAGCCATAACGCAGATAACGTCGGTTTAATTTCATAATCTCATGTCTTGTCCTAATGTCTTCAACGCCTTTGCGGTGGCTACCGAGTCGCTCGCTCAGGACGTTTATAAACGCGCCTCGTACCGCTCGATGTGGCTCAACATGATTGAGCGCGGCGAGTATCCTCAGGGTACTGGTCTGACCCAGACCTCGTTCACCACCACCTCTATTGAGCCGACTGCGGCTGAGGAGTGGTCGGCTATTACCCTTGCGAGCGGTAACCCCGGCGACAACGGCGGCGCTTGCGATGTCACCTATAGCGAGGTTCCGGTCGGCTATAATGCCGTCACCTGGAGTCCTGAGCGTTTCGCCCTCAAAGGTCCGCTCCTGTGTAAGGATGATCTGACCTTCGATCATCGCGTCGAGGCGTTCTTGCGCGTGTACTTGGAGAAGCTCTCGATCCGCGCTCAGCGTTCTTGGGAGACTCGTTACCAGAACACCTTCGCCAAGTTCGCCATCAAGGCTGTGGCCGACTCGTCCTTCACTCAGGTTGAGACGATTCCGTCTGGCGTGAATGAGTTCCCCTGGATTCAGGCCGGTTCCGCCGGTCAGGCTCTGAATCAGTCCACCTCCGAGCTGACTCAGGAGATGCTGGATGTCGCCGCCGCCACGCTGATCCGCAATGGTGCTACCAATCCTGATAGCTCCGGTTTCATCAGCTACAGCAGCGACGGTCCGATCTTCCCGCTGTACATCGGCTTGGAGGCTTCGCAGCGCATCGCGCAGAACAACCCCGCGTTCCGCGACGACTTGCGTTTCGCTGATCAGGGCAGCGGCGCTGGTGCGGAGTTGCTCAAGCGCATTGGCGCGAATCGGGTCATCAAGAACTTCCGGCACGTTCCGAATCTGTTCCCGCCCCGGTTTACCTATGCCGGTGGCAAGTACACGCTGGTTCAGCCGTTCACCAGCTCCAGCGGCACCAAGGGTACGGTGTTCAGCGTCAACCCGAGCTGGACGACCGCTCCGTTCGAGGCCGCGTTCATCGTCACCCCGTACGTCTTCAAGTCGCACATCGTGCGTCCTGTGAACCGCGTTGGTGATTTGAGCTGGATGCCGACCAACTACATGGGCGAGTGGCAGTGGGTGACGGGTGCCTACAAGTTCAATACGGACTGCGAAGATCCGCTGGAGAAGAAGGGGCAGCATTATGCTGAGTTCATTCACGCGAGTGAGCCTGTTTTCACTAACCAGGGCATGACGATCATCTTCCGTCGTTGCACCGGCGCTTTGACCACGATCATCTGCTCGTAATTCGAGTTGGTGATTGACTCAAACTCCGTCATGGGTTACACCTGTGGCGGAGTTTTTTCATGCACATATCAAGAGGAACGAAGCGCGACGACGGGATGATTTTCTGGGGTTTTTGCGGTAAGAACCCCGATGGAAGCCCATTCCAATACTGGGTTACACCTGAAGTTTTTGAAGAAAACAGGCGGAAAAGCAGTGAAAGACTGAAAAATCGATACAGCTCGATGAAGCATGAGTACGCTGAAAATCAGCGTCAGTATCGGATCAAAAATGCAGATGCGATACGCGAACGTCGAAAACTCTACCGCGCCAAAAACGCCGAGAAAATCAAGCTGGCCAAGCAGAAGTATGGAGCTGAAAACAGGGATAAAATCGCCAAGGCGCTTGCTGAGCGTAGAGCTAGAA